CCGCCTTCAGGCGCGCCATCCGCACCAGTCGGCTCGGAAGCGTGCTCTGCGAAGGCGGCGTCGAAAGCGGAGCTGTCATCGGGCTTGATCCCCTGATCGCCGCCCTCGGCAGGAGCGGACGCTGGAGCCGGATCGGGGTGACCGTCAGGTGCGCGCAGGAAGCGCCCCACCGCGCGCTCCGTAGCGGTCATCCGTACTCCGGCGAGAAAATTGTGCTTGCGGGTCATTCAATTGCTCCTGACTTTCGGATCGTTGGCGGCTCGACTGTCAACTCCCGGTATATCCTCTGAAGCTGTCGTGCCGCGCCTTGTGCACGCAGCATATCATCTCCATCCACCGCGACAAGACTGGCTTTAGCCTCATCTTCGTAATGCTTCACCAGAGAGATAACTGCTCGAGCTATCGGCTCACCCTGTCTTGCCGCCGCGCGTATTCGACCCGCCAGCTCCGCTGCTTGTTCCTTCGGTTTCATCCGGTTCTTCTCCAGCTGCGATCATATCGAGCGCCGCCTTGACGCTCGTGGCGTCGGCTGCGCTCTTGTTCTTCTGGCCCTGCGAGATGTTCTTGTACGCGCCCGCCAGCGTATCCCTGATCTGGGCGTCGACCACACGATCCTGCTGTTCCTTGGCTTCCTGAGCCTGCTGCGCACGCTGCGATTTGCGCCGGTCGGCCTCGGCCTCGGACACCAGCATGCCCTGCAGGTCGCGAGCTGCGAACTTGGCCTCGACGAATTTGCGCTCATTCACGTGATCGCGCTCCTCGGGCGTCATCGTTTGCGAGAGCATGTCGATCTGCATCCCCCGGACTTCCTTGGCGATCAGGCTGGTCGCCCCGCGGGGGATCACGTCGTAGTCGCCCTCGGGCGCCTCGTCCGGGTTGAACTTCTTGTTGAACTGCACCATCGACCAGATCACCGACTGGGTGAACGTGTCGAAGTTGCGCACGATGTCCTTGAACGGCAGCGCCGCATCGCCCCGCAGCATGGATGCCCCCGCTGCCGTGCGCATCGGTTCGGACGGCATGCGCTGCATGTCCCCGCCTGTGCCCGGCCCGATGAACGTCTCCAGCTCGGCGAAGTCGAGGAACATTTTCACCAGGCTCTGCAGCTCGCCCAGATGACCCTCGACCTGCACCGGCCGCACCGCCGGAAACTGCGCCGACGGCCCGTCGTCGTCCCGATACCACATCTTGTACGCCTCGACCGAGGTGTAGTCCTGTGTGGGTAGCAAGAGCGCGGTGTTGACCTCGAGGTTGGGCCCGCAAGTCACCGACGCATTGTCCAGCGTCATGCGCGTGGCCGCGCAGATCGACAACTGGCTGTCGCGCACGATCGCCGGAAGCCCCTGCCCGATCGGGCTGGTGTCGTCCTCATCGAACACGAACGTGTGCACCTGGCGCATCTTGATGCCCAGCTTGCTCCAGGCGTTGACCTCGGCCTTGATGACCCAGTTGTCGACCATCCACAGCTCGGCCTCGACCTCGTCCGCCATAGCCTTCTCAGGCACGTCGACACCTGCCTCCTGAAGCGCCCTGGCGCTGACCGGACCCTTCCAGATGATCACCTCGTACTTCTCGCGCCCCGACGCCTGAGATGTCTGGCTGTCCGCATGCACCGACAGGCCGATGGTTTTCAGCTGGGTCTCCCAGCTCCTGGCCTTGTAGTTGCCGTTGGGCATCTGCACGAGCACCTCGCGCACCATGCGATCGAAGAAATCCGGCCGATCCGCCAGCCGCCGCAGCGCCGACCGACCCAGTATCTTGCGCACGAAATATCCCTCGCCCGGCAACGAGCGGGCGGTCATGTCCGGGTAGAAATCCCACACCGACAGGAAATCGTACTGCGGCTTGTACACATCGCGCTGCACCGGCTGGAACCCGCCCGGGCTGATCGACCCGTCGGGGTTCTGCGTCTCCTGCGCCTGAAGCACCCAGCCCGAGGTCTGCACCTTGCGCACGTAAGGCCCCTCGAGCACGCCGAGCCCGTACTTGATCCCGCTGTCGACCACCTTGCGGTTGAGCGCGATCCAGTCGAATGTCTGATCCCCACCCAGCTCGACCAGCTGGTCCTTGATCAGCTTCGTGAGCTTGTCCGCCATCTTGACCGCCAGCTCGCCGACCGCCTCGTCCACCAGCTCCTGGGTGAGCTGCACCTGCTCGCCGCTGGCCTGAAGCTGGGCGATCCGTTCCTGCACCGCCTGCGCGACCATCTCGGGCGACATCTCGGGCGACGGCGAAGCGTTCAGCTCCCAGTTGTCCTCGTTGCCCGGGAACATCAGGTTCATGAGCCGCGACAGCATCGCGATGCACTTGACCCGCGTCAGCCGCGGATACGCGCGCGACCGATTGAGCGGCAGCCGTGTATCGATGTCGGGATCGTACACCCCGAGGTACTGGCGCAGGTTCTTGAGGAACTTCTCCTCGGCCGGCAGCCGCTCGCTGGCATAGCGGTCGAACAGGCTCTTGAACCGCGCGCCCAGGTTGCGCACCGCCGTCGCATCGATCTTGCGCACCGGAGCCGCCGGGTCGTCCACCGTGACCGCCTCGGACTGCGGGGTCTCGCCGGGCAGCACGCCCGCGCCCGTGGCCGGAACCGACCCGTTGTACTGGTTGCCCAGCTGTGTGTTGCCCGCCAACGTCACCCCCTACTATTGCGCCCGCGGTGATCCCTGGGCCGAACCAGCCGCGCGCCTGTCTGCCCCCGCGACAGTCTCGAATACACCGTGGTGAGCGGCAGCGCAAACTCATCCGCAATCTCGCGCGGCGTAAGCATCCGACCATCTCCGATGTCGACTGGTTCCGGACATCCTTTCTGGATCGGGCGCTCCAAAGGAACTCCGGTGCGCAGCCGTGCACGCACACCCACCACAGTCAAGCCAGTGCGTTCGGAAATTTGCTCTGCAGTCAGCATCTCACCTGCGAACTCGTGCAGCCTCGCGGTGGACTGAGGTCGACGACGAAGGCGTTCGCGCTGCTCCTCAGAACGTTTCGTGCCCGACGATGAGCCAGCCATCTTCTCCGTATTGAACTCTGGCGCCAACCTATCGAGATAGTGCTGCTCGTACCGCAAGATGTCATCAGCCTCACATTTGACTGCGTACCCAAACGAGAACGCCTCCTCGCCATGACGATCCCACGCTGCCTGCATCTTGCGAGATTTGTGCTGCCCACGCCGCAGATCGTACTTGTGCTGCTGATACCGTCGGGAGACGCATGCACTCCCTCCGACATAACATTCTCCAGTCGGCAGGCACGTAATCACGTACACACCCGGGCGTTGCTTTTTGTCAACGGAAATGATAACTGCTCCCTATACTCCTTGGTGGAGTGAAGGGTTTTACTCCGTTTTTGCCGTATCTCAAGGCTTTTTCGCCTCTCCGATGAAAATACCTACAGAGATACCCAAACGCGTCTCCAGGGTGAGAGTACGCATTTTTTTCCGGCTTGGCATCGGCACCGCCGCGCAGGTTCTCTTTGTTGTCCAGCGCGTACCGCCAGCCCCCCTTGAGCGCCCGCACCAGAATGGGACAGCTGCGCTCGTCGATCAGCAGCCCCGGGAGCCCGTACGGGCTGTGCGTGCAGAAATGGTCGATCGCGTCGAGCCGCAACGGCAGCCGGTTGTTGGTCTCGATCGACACCGGGAAGTGCCGCTTCATGACCGCCACGATGGTGTTCTCGTCGTTGGCGTTGCGGTTGTTGGCCGCCGGGTCCGGCGCGATGATGAAACCGCCCTCGCGCAACTCCGGAAACGCCCGCGACAGGTAAGGCTTGAGCCGCTCGGTGATAAACCGCGAGGCGCCCACCCCGGACGTGACGATCTCGCCCAGCGTGTGCAGCCGTCCCTCCAGGTCCTCCTGGCCGAAAATCATCGCCGCCCCGCCGAGCCCCGGGTCGAACCCGCCCACCAGCGGCAGGTTGGGGTCGAACCGCAGCGGTGCTTTCGACAGGTGCACCCGGGGATTGAAGCTCTGCACCACCGGCTTGCCGGCGACCGAGAACCCCCACTCGGCCTCGATGAACTGCTTGATCCACGCTTCGGACTTGTTCTTGGCGGCGCTGACGTAATAGTCGCGCCCGCCCGGCAGGTGCTCGACGTTCTCGGCGTAGTTGCTGAATCCCGAGGGCTGGAGGAAATAACGCGTGTTGCGCCCGTCCAGCACGACCCGATGGTGCAGCGAGACCCCCTCGCCCGGCTGGATCACGCCCGCCGAGTTGTGCAGGTAGTCGAACCACCAGTTGTCTTCCGTGGACGGGTTGGACGAGCCCCACATGCCCCAATTGGTCGCCCCGCCCATGACCGCCGACGGATAGCGCCCGCAGCGCGCCGCCAGCGCGTCGATGATGGCCTGCGGGATTTCCACGAACTCGTCGACGATCGCGAACGTGACCTCGAGCGAGAGCACGCGCGAAATATCCTGCGGGGTGTCGAGCGGGCGGAACAGCACCTCGCACTCCACGTCGCCGTAGCGCAGGGTGAATTTCTTCTGGGTGATCTCCCACGACCCCGCCTGCCCGGGCTTGAACCACGTGAACCATGAGTTCAGCGTCGTATCCTGCAGCTGCTGGCCGGTGTTGCGCACGATCACGGCGCGAGACCGCCGGATGCCGTCCGGCCCGGGCTTCTGGAGCCCGGCCATGTAGATCAGCTTCATGAAAATGCCGGTGGTCTTGCCCGACCCCACCGGGCCCACGATCCAGTCGTAGAACAGCTCACCCGGCAGGTGGTCCTTGATGAACCGGCTGATCGTATCCGGCGGCGTGTAGTTGATCGCTGCTGCCATGGCGCCTAGTTCATCTTCCGCGAGCCGTCGGCGTAGCTCTCGCGCCGGTCCCACGCGTTGTGCGCCCAGATGTCCGGCTCACGGGCATCCTCGACCGGCCGGCAAGGGCAATCCTCGCCAAGCCGATGCGCCCGCCAGTCGTTCACCGGCAGGATGTGCTGCTGGGCGTAGGGCCCGTCAGGCGCCTGGACCACCACCCGCTGCCACCCGAACCTCACCGCTTGCGACGTGTAGACCCGGGTTTCGAGAGCTTCCCCTCGCGCTTCAAGGCGCTGGTGGCTATCGCCCATGCGGAACTTTCCTTCATCTTGGGGTTGGACCGGCGGAGCGCCTTCACGCGATCTTCAAGGATTTTCGGCATGACCCCTCCGGTCCGACATGTAAACCAGCCGCGCGTCGTGCGCCGCCACCTCATCGTCGATCGTTCCGAGTGTCTGCTCGAACGCGTCATCGTAACTCTGGCGCCGAAACTCCTGCAAGTCCATCCACTGTCTGAGCTGCGCGTCCTGGCGCGCCATGTTGGCCCGGAGCCGTAGCACCGCCTCGGAGGGTTGCCTGGAGGATTTACGCCGGGACACCATCAATATCCCTCCCCCAGATTGATCTGGATATTGAGCGTGTTGGCCTGGAGGGGCCCACCGCCGTTGACGGCATCCTCGCCGTTGGTGCGCGGATCGAACCCTGCCCACCGCGCGG